ACAAATCCATCCAGGACAACTATGGAAACATAAAGATGGAATGGTTTGTATTATAGTACAAGTAGAAGCAATTGTGAATGAAGAGTATGTGGATCGTTATGCACTTGTTGATGTCGCAGATGGCATTGCTTATGGTTCTTTGGAAGAATATATTGAAGAAGTTTTTCCTACCAACAACGACTCTTTTACACTTGTAAAAGAGTCTAAGTTGAAAGTCAAGATGTAGAAAAGATAGAGGGATACGTGCGTGGTAGAAAAAGATACACGGGGATACATTCTAGTACACAAAGATACACAAGATATGTTTAAAGTACTCATACAATATCATAAATATTTCAAAATTGACATGATAAAAAAGTCAAATTCACAAAAAAGTAGTTTTGATAAACTTATATATCTCCCGTAAAACATATACACAGGATAATTATAAATAGAGCAAAAGCCTTATTCTATATAGTTAAAACCAATCTAAAATAATAGCATGATTACCATTCATAGTAAAATTCGTGAAACTTTAATTCAAGCAGTTAAACGCGCACAAGATAATGCACAAGTATATTCGAGAATTGTAACACTTGATTATCAAGGTATCACTTCACTAGTATATCCACAAGATAATTATCAAGCATTAGTACCAATTAAAATTGGATTATTGACTAGGCAAATCGCTGAGTTGAGTCGATCTTAGTTTAACTAGATATAATTACTAATTTAAGGGTGTTTTTAGGGGACTTTTACCTCTAAAAACACCCTCTTTTTTGACCTAAATCTAACAACTTTTTAACCACTTAAAAACCGCATTCGACTCTAGGGAAAAATCGCACTTTTTGTTGTACCTATCACGATTTTAAAAATCAGTATTTTTTCAATAATTGAATAAAAACTACCAAAAAATACCTCTAATTTAACAGCCAAATCTAACAACAAATTCTAACCGAAATCTAACAACAAATTCTAACAATCTAACAACAAATTCTAACAAAATCTAACAACAACTAACAAAAAATGGTAGTTAAAACCAAGATATTTACGCGGGCGGGCGCGTTTCTCTTTATACTATTTTTTGAAATTGGAATTTCCAAGATGGTAGATAAAACCAAGATAAATTTATGGGGCACACGGTAAACAAATAATCTGAGGGCCGGGAGTTGCCAGAAAACTTCGCAACCTAGCAACCTACCTAACTAACTACTTGAATGATTATTGAATTGAGTATTGATGCCCCCGCAGATTTGATTGACGCCCTTGCAACATGGCAAGAGCAAGGTAGATAAAACCAAGATAGAATAAAAGCACGACGGCAAACCCGCTGCCAGAAAGCGGGTGAATGAAAAAAGCAACTAACAAAGCAACTAACTAAAAAAAATATGTCCACCATCACAAAGCAAGTACAATTTCCGGTTTCCGGATCACAAGAGTTCAAGGCGTTCGTCACGGCCTGCCGCGAGAGTTACGGGGCCGCTGGTACCACGAAAGAATATAAGGCAATCAGTGAACGGGAAGTCAGTGACTCAATCCTAGCGTTTATCCACGCCAACCGCATGGAACGCATCAATTGCCTAGTAGATAATGATCTGGGCGAAGAAATCGAGGAAATGCAAGAGACAGGAATCGACCTTTTCGAGTTGGAAATCAACCGCACGCTTGCTTTACGTGCTACACAAAGCCGTCAAAACACTGCTACCGTCAAGCTGGCCAGCGCGCAAAATGAAATCGAGTCACTTAAGGCTCAGCTTGCCGCAATGTTAAATGCACAAGTTGGAAGTTATTAACTAGCAGATCTGGGGCCGATAGCATAAAAAACTATCGGCCCTATTTTTTCTCCAATATCAATCTAACGAAAAAATCAATGAGCGAAACATCTAAAAATCAAATCATCCTTGCCTTGGACATGGCGGAAAGCCTGCTTTGTGCCTTGGAAAGCACACTATGCCCCCCACAAGCGTTCGCAAGCATACGGCGGGCCATAGTCCTAGCGGTGACTTCAAAGCTCGCCAAGGGCAATCCTAGGGCAACCAGGCTAGCCGATGCTGCTGCCGTTGCTGCGCTTGATGCGTATTGTGACTGGCAAACCAGAAAAACCACCGATGAAACACTGGACGTGACGCACGCAATCGTTCACTGGCAATTCTAAACGCTGAAAAAATTGCCGCAAGACTTGGCAAACCTTGCGGCAATTCTACACGGTGGTTTCGTTAGATATAGATATACTAACAATTGTTAGGGTTCTGTTAGAAATTGGTTAGATTTTTTGTTAGAATTTTTTGGCGGGGGGGGCCATGACTAATTTTTTTTACCAAAAATTACAGTTTTCCCCTATAGCGATTTTCAAAATTAATAATTTTTTTTACCAAAAATTACAGTTTTCCCCTATAGCGATTTTCAATTCTATCGCTTCAAAATCAGAAATGACTAATTTTTTTTACCAAAAATTACAGTTTTCCCCTATAGCGATTTCCAAATTTAAAATATTTTTAAATTATCACAAGTTACCAATTCTTACACGACCAATAGCCGGGTGTGGTCTTATCTTTTTTCTGAGAGCACTTGTGTCTAGCTCTAAATGACTTTCTTCTTTTGGGATTGGATTTCTTAATACGAAGATTGGGATCTCCATAATGAACTCTTTTGTATCCCGTCTTGGTTTTCACACATCTCATATACTTTTTATCAGATCTGGTAGAAGCCTGCTGGCCAGTTACCTTTGTGCATGTGGTAGCTTCAATAATGATGTCACATCCCAAAGATTCTTGCAACTTATAGTACTCTAAAAATGTAATCATGATATTATTTAGTTAGGGAAACTTGTGCTTGCATCATCTCTTGATACAATTCGGGATAGTTTTTTTGTATAATCTCAAATCTCACCATCTTATAACTATTATCCCGTACTTTCCACACCACATAAGAACGTACCCTCACTATATCATTTTTATTCACTACTGTTTCCGCATCAGGTATCCTAGTTAGCTGATCTTTGGATACTGGTCTACCCCGTGTGTCCATATCAGCTCTATTTCGGTTTTCATATCCAAAGTTTTGATACCACACAACGTCATTTACATTTTTAGGGGTGGCTACAGTTATATAGCCAACGGGCACATCAAATGCTCTGGTATTGGATGTAGATGTGGTCTTTGTGGCGTGTTGTAATGTGTTCAGGGACTTCTGACCAATCTGATCTGAATATCTACTCACACTATTGGCATATACTCTAAAAGCATAAGACAAGCTATTTGTGAAATAGGTTCCCCCTTCTGCCTTGGCATCCGGCCCCAATTCAAAGGCATTTAGATGTTTGTGTCCTCTATATAATAAAGAGCCATCTCTGGGAAACTTCTCGAAATCATTTGTGGTGACACCGTGATATTTCAGAGCGTGTTGTAATTGTTGTTGCCAATCTGAAGTCTTTGTACTTTCCCGTTCTGCTTTGAATTGTTTTGGATCAAAAGTTTTATAATTTCTCCATTCCGTGTCAGCCTTGGGATAATCCGGGGCATCCTTTTTCTTTGATATCATCCCAAATTGATTTCTATTTCTCTGTGTGGAATCTACATATTCATTGAAAAACTCTTTGAAGGTCATAACATTATTTATGTGTTTCATTAAATATATAGATGTATACTTCTCGTTTTGATATTGCCGATATTTATTTGGAAATGATTACCGAAGGTTTGGAAGAAAAAATTCCCCACTTGATAGGTCTAGTAAATCCAAATGTGGAAAACAAACCAGCATATATTAAAATGGTGGCGGATAATTTTGATCCATCTCCAAATAGTATGTATATATCGTGGATTTTAAAGATGCTGAGACAGGGTATTCTACGCGGAGAAGAGGATGCTTCAAAAGTAAAAGAATCACTGGAGACTTTTACCATATTGAAAAATAAACCACAATTTCCTTCCATGTACAAAGATATAAATCGTTTCAAATCATGGGGTGATTTGGCGGAAGTTCTCACACAGTTTTCGGATGTAAAGTCTAAAAAGGAACAAGTTCGCATATCCCGTGAAGAGGGCATTGAATTGATGGAAGAAATAGAACCATATAAATTATACGTAGTGACCAAACAAGAAGCGGCAGCGAAACATTTTAGAGATACCCATTGGTGTGTAAAAGATCCCCGCCATTTCAACAATTACGGTCCCCCGTATTATTATTTCACCAAAGATGATCAACCATCCACTCTACTTCACTTGAATTCTGATCAGTGTATGGATGTGAATGACCGAGATACCAGATTGAACAATATCCAACAGGAGATGATGGAAACCGAGAAGATGACCCGATATGTCATCGCCCACGATAATACAGATTCAGCTATTTCCAATTATAAAGAAAGAATTGGAGAAGGCTACGAAGGACTCATTGATGAAATGATTCAGAAACAATTGAATAAAGTTATAGCTGAGTTTCCACTTGAAATATTTCACTTGGATACCGATAACATATCAGAAGGATATTATAGTGCTTGGGGTTCCATGTCATACGACTTTTCTGGATTGGAAGACAACTTTGAAGACAGAGAATTTCAAAAAATTGTGCGGAATGCTCTGAGTGAGGTGGGTATATATGTAGATTATTTAGATTCTGAAAATTTACAGGTAGATGGGGTCAACTTTACTATAGATTATGATCAACAATCAGATTATCATAGCTCCGGTCCAGTAGATAAATTACACAGTTTCCTGAGAGAGTTGCAAAACATAGAAGATGATTGGACTGGAACAACTGAAAAATTTAAAGAAAAATTGGATGATGATTTTTTAAGAGCTGGATATATATCATCAGCATGGGCGACCTTCAATACTAAAGTTCTAGATAACGTGAATTGGAATAGACAATTCCCCCATGCGAGAAGTGACGATTTTTATAAGAGTATAAAGTTTGATTTTTTCCCTGTGGATGATTCACCGGACTTTTATAAAGCGATATCCAATACTGGACCAATCAATTTAAATAATATTTATATTTATGAAGATACTAAATTATATCCGATACTCAAATTGGTATCCAAGTTTTTCATACACACTGGAATAATAACCAAAGATAGCCGAGAGAATTACTTGACAATAATGCTGGAAAAAAGTGGGAAGATAAATATTCAATATAGCTCCAAATACGATGAAGACATGACCTTTGATGATTATATGAAAGATATCAAAATCTTCAAATCATTCAATAATAATTACGATAATTACGGAGACCAGATAAGGAAGTTTTATGGCGACTATATCTATCCAGCCCTTGGACATCTAAACAAAACGGGGGAATTAAACATCACCGGAAATGAAAAAATACCCGTTCTACAAGTAAGAGGTAGAAAAGAACCCAAGGAACAACGACACTTACAATTTAGAGAAGGTACAGTACGAACCTTTGATGAATTGTATGCCAGATTATTTTAATTGATCGGATAGATTTAACACCTCTAATAGATTTCTCAGAAGAGGTAGTCTGGCATAATTACCGGGATAATAATCCATATAAGTCTTATATGCTTGGAAGGCATATTTTTTATACTGAGGTAGATATTCTATTGGTATGAATTCCATACCCTTTCGCCAAGCATCCAATTCATACCACAATTTATGAAGGTTCTTTAAATCCAGATTATTATAATATTCGGATATAGCATCTTCCTCTGCTACGAATGCTCTATATCTAGCATTATGTAAGGGATCATCATATTGTAGGATATGTCCGACTTCATGGGCCAGTACAAATAAAGTTCTTATATAAGGTATATCTGATATTGGGTCCTTATACTTTAATTTTTCTCTACTGCTTTCCTTTGGAGATATACCTATTTTTTTGTCTTTGAAGACTGCATAGGAATAATCGTGCTTGTGGATTTTGAAACCTTTCTGTTTCAAAAGGTCTTTTAATTTCTTGATGGAAGTTTGATATTTTGCGCGAGTTTCCGTTCTCGCCATTCTTTCTTCCTCGGCCAATTGTCTTTTGGCTTCCGGGCTTTGGAACCACGTACGAGGATTCCAAGAAAATTTTTCATAATATACTTTAAAGGTATCCACCTCAGTATTTAATCTCTACCGTAAAGATAAACTTGACATACCATTATAACATGGTCAACCAACCAACATATGGCAGAAGAATAAAAGGCTAATTGTATAGCAAACGAGAGAGACGAGTTCCCATCCAGTATAGCGGTCCAAAATCCAATGTGAAATCCGAGACATAGTGTACATTTGAAAAGGTTTTTAAAAAATTTGTATTTACAGAGTGGGATTCTTACAAAGTTTAATATGCTTCCATATTTCAGGATCAAGCACATACCCACCATTGTAAATGTTTGAAAAAAATTAACCAAGAATTAGTTTTTCTCCGTTTAATGTTTTGACTCCATCGGAAATAAGTTGGGCTTCTTCCTTTTTGACAATAATCTTATTTCCATAATCATCGGTGATTTCTACCGTCCCATCTCCCAAATCTTTTACTACTGGACATCCTTTCCCATTACAACACAACCGCACACTACTAGCATCAATTCTCTTAATCATGGTAGCTATATTTAGTAAAAAAATATAATAATTCAACTATAGTTTCGCTTTTTTTAATTTGGTGTAATATTTTGGGTCTTCTTCAAGGTGTTGTTTGGCTATCGTTTCCGCCACTCTTTTATTATTAGTGTGTTCATGCTCCACTTCAATACCCATTTTTAATTGCTCTGGATCATAATCGATAGAATTATTCACTCTTTTAAAGTATTGTTCAAAACTTTCCATAATATTATTTACTATTTTTTGAGTTTTCCAATCACTTCTATAGTAACTTCAGTAATTCCCCTCTTCACAAAATCCAATTCTCTGGCTACTCCGATAGTTACATCCAATATTCTATTACTTATGTTTGGTCCGTGATCAGAAACCGTACATATTACACTTTTACCGTTTTTTAGATTGGTTACTTTTACTTTAGTTCCCATGGGAAGAGTTTTGTGGGCTACTGTGAATGCTGTATCGGAGAGTCTTTTACCACTCTTCGTCTTCGTTCCATGATTACATTTTACCGAATACCAAGAAGCCTTTCCCTTCTGGATTGGGAAGGAATCTTTAGCCATAACATTACTTGCTAGGACTATTCCGACCATTATTATGGTTGCTATAGTTCGCATTGATCTATTTATACCACGGTATTCTATTTTGTCAAGCAAATACTAAATAATAATAGACAAACCCGAATCTTTCCGCATCGTTATAACATATTATACACTCAACAAATATTAAAATGACCTCACACACAACCTCCTCGAAAATTACACATGGAAACCAAATGATGTTCACCGTCGGTGGATTAATTATGTCTGTAGCCATGATGGTATCATCTTGGTTCCTGAATGAAGCATGGACGAAGATAGCCACAGTGGAAAATAAAGTACAAGCATTGGAAATTACTTCTGCTGCCGATCATGCCAACAAATTCACTGTAGTTGATTGGAGTATCGCCAAAACTACTATGGATACCGATAGATTGGCTCTGGATAGGAGACTTATAAGAGTCGAAGAAAATTCCACAGTTATCAAGGACGCTCTGATTAGAATAGAATCAGGACTAAAGAATAAATAAAACTGTTATGAAAATTAAACTGTTGGGTGTCCTACTAGTAGGACTTATGGGTTCTTGTGCTACAAAATCAACCCCACCCGCTATAATCCCTCCCGCTCCACAGAAAGTGGAGAGTGCATTACCGATAATAAGGAATACTAAACGAGATGTAAATGATGGTATTACCACCAATACTGATACTGGTAATAAATTATCAGAACAAGAACAAAAAATCAAAGAACAAACCGAAGGAATTGATCGGGCACTGGCAATATCTAATTTGATTAATGGTAAAGTTATATTGAAACAACCAGTAGTTGAAAAAGATACTATTGGATTACTCACTGAGATGGGTAAGGTTAAAAGTAATAACATGTTTCTGGAATTATCCAACCATGATTTGATAAAATTAAAAGATACCCAGGACACGAATCTCCAAAAAATGTCAGCTTCTCTAGATGCCGCAGAAGAAAAAGTTATCAATAAAGATAATGAAGCAACTCAATTGAGAGATCAATACACTTACCTATCCCAAAGTCTAGTTACTAAAAATAAGGAAGTGGAAGATTTGAATAAAGCTTTGACAAAAGAGAAAGAGACTTCGGCTACTGCTCTTGTATATAAACATTGGATTTGGGGTATTGTTGGAGGATTTATATTATATAATATTATAAAAAATATCCTTCTCATATATTTCCCAATGCTGAAGTTTAGGGTTTGAGACTAAATACGTTTGTATGAAAGATAAAATTGTAAGTTTCTTTAAAGGTGTTTGGACTTCTGTTGCTGCTAATTCACGGGATATTATTTCCACTCTGTTTTGGATTACTGCCGTATTATTCGTAACTCAACTAATTGCTTCTGTGGGTAATGCCTGTTCGGTAGATCTTCACGATATAAAGAATTTCGTATTTGCAATTGGTAAATTTGCTGCCGCTACATTGGTAGGTGTGGGATATATAAGCCATATTACATTTCGGGATAGTTTAGGTCAACACGATCAGAATGAATTCATGGAAACTTGGAAAAATGTTCTAACTCCCAAGGAAAGATTAGAGTGGTTTTTCAAAGTTACTCTAGTAGGTCTTGTTGCCGCTGTCATTTGTTTCAGTGTGGGTGTATGAAATATCTATTCTTAGGATTAACTTTATCTCTGGCTGGTTTAACAATGTTTAAATCAGGTCCAGTCACTCTTCAATCCCAGAGATGGGATTCTGCTGAGATTAGAGTAGAAAAACAATCCGAAGTGAGATGGACTGTTAAAAAGATTGAAAGAAATAAAGATAGATATGAATCTATCTCAAAATCTTCCGGCGTACCTTGGCAATTTATAGCTTGTTTCCATAACATGGAGTGTGGATTAAGGTTTGATCAACACTTACATAATGGAGATTCATTAACTAAAAGGACTTGGCAGGTTCCTGCCGGAAGACCAAAGATCGGTAAACCACCTTTCACTTTCGAGGAAAGTGCCCTTGACGCTCTTCAATATGATAAGATGGACAAGGTACAGTGGAATGACCTTACAAAGTCTTTAGATGCCATTGAGGGCTATAATGGCACTGGATATCGTAAGAGAGGATTACCATCTCCATATTTATATGCAGGAACATCAGTTGAAAGGCCCGGACGTTATGTGCGAGATGGGGTTTGGGATTCTAAAGCTTGGTCTAATCAATTGGGTATCGTACCCATACTCAAGGAATTACATTTCAATTGGTAAAAAGGCTCCCAAGGTTGGTAACGCTCCAACTACCTAGTGTTTAACAGACACCCGCTCTGCTAGTGAGCTACTTGGGATTTCACTTATTTATTCAACGATTCTATTTTGTCAATAAAGAACACATCATCTACTTTCAATTTAACACCATTCAATTGAATAGCTCCTTGCTCAAGATCTTTTTTAATTTTTGATTTAGAATGCTCAATATTAAAAATTGTTTTCCACACATATTGAATATAATCCACTGCTTTAAAATACATAGAATTATTTACCGCTTGATCCAAAGCCACCATCCGCTCTTTCAGTTTCTGATAACTCATCAGTTCTTGTAAATTCTACATCTTCTCTACTTCTCATTTGAATTTGAAGAATTCTATCCCCCACCTTATATATAGGTAAAGTTTTAACAACATGATAAAATACTGCTTTATATTCTCCAGTGTATCCTTCATCACCAGTACCAATACAATTACTTAATATCAAACCAGTTTTATGTATCGAACTACGTGCTCTTAAATCTAATTGAGTATTCTCCGGTAATTCTAAAGAGAATCCTAAACCATATTCATATCTACCATCCCCATAATCTTTAAAAGAAGTAGCTACTACATCATAGCAAGCATCAGTATTAAAAGATTTAACTGGAATAGAAGAATTATTATTGAGTAATTTAATTTTAACTTTGGTCATATACAAACATATTGTAACAGATCAAAATGAAATGTCAAGATTAAATCAATAATTAGTTCTGTTATTTTTAGCTTTCAACATATTCTTCAAAGCACTTAGTGCCATTACAGCCATTCTTTCCATTGGATTAGATGAATCATAATCTTCTAGCATCTGATTGATTTTAGCAACCACTTCTCGCTTATCAATCATTTCCTCTGGTACTTCTTCCTGTTGGTCAAATACCGGGGTGGTTTGGGGGTTGTAATCATCGGCACCTTTGGAGAATGAACCTTTGTACATCACACTACCTTTGGTCTCCACTGGCCTGTAGTGACCATTGCCAGTACTTGGTGGTGCAGGGTTACGCATATCACCCGGCCAACCTTCCATATACACATCTCCAAGTTCTTTAATCCACATGAAATTATTTAACAAAAAGTGTGTATTTAGCTAGCAGGACTGTTTTTTGAATGACTTGAAAATCGATAATTACAGAATAAATAATCCAGCAACAGATTGACTTTCTTGAACAGTGTGGTTTAATGGAGCCCAGTCCAAACGACAATTTAATAAAAAATATGAGTATAAAAGCATTATCAGATTACACGTATTATTCCAGATACGCAAGATACAATAAGAATAAAAATGGCAGAGAAACTTGGGATGAAGCAGTCAAACGAGTATTTGATATGCATAGAGAGAAATATTCAGAACAAATATTACAAAACCCAGAGCTTGGCCAATTAATTGATTTCGCACAATCAATGCAAAGGAAGAAACGGGTGCTGGCAGCACAGCGTTCTCTGCAATTTGCGGGTGATCCTATTTTCAAACATCAACTGAAAATGTTCAATTGTCTATTTACACATATTGATAGGGAACGAGTATTCCAAGAAATTATGTATTCACTATTATGTGGATGTGGAGTTGGTTTTTCCGTTCAAACACAACACATCAAACAATTACCCGATATAGTACCTCTCAATAAATCTAATAAAACATTCATTATTCAAGATTCTATTGAAGGTTGGGCGGATGCGATAGGAGTCCTTATCAGTAGTTATTTGGAAGATCCTACAGAGTTCGGTGAATATAAACAACATAATATCGAATTTGATTATTCATTGATTCGTAAAGAAGGAACTCTTATTGCTGGTCAATTCAAAGCACCCGGACCAAATGGTTTAAAAATTTCCTTGGGAAAAGTGAAATCTGTAATTGAAAATAGATTACAATCAAATGATTTCCTCATTGATAATTTTGCAAAAAAACTTCGACCCATCGACTGTTATGATATAGTGATGCATATCTCCGATGCTGTATTATCAGGAGGAGTTCGTCGTTCTGCTACTCTATGTCTATTTTCACATGATGATGATAAAATGTTAAACTCTAAAGTTGGTGATTGGTTTATCAAGAATCCTCAGAGAGGAAGAAGCAATAATAGCGTGGCTCTGTTAAAAGGTCATGTCACAAAAGAAGAATTCCATACTATAATGGAATCCACAAAACATTTCGGTGAACCGGGATTTATTTGGGTGAATGATTTAGAGCTTGGGTTTAATCCATGTGTTGAGATTTGTCTATATCCTAAAACACGAGATGGTCGTTCAGGTTTTCAAGGTTGTAATCTCACAGAAATTAATGGCAAGTGGTGTGATACCAAAGAGAACTTTCTAAAGGCTTGCGAGGCATCAGCTATCATTGGCACATTGCAAGCAGGATATACAGATTTTAAATATCTAAGTGAATCTTCAAAAGAAATTTTTGAAGAAGAATCATTATTAGGTTGTTCCATCACAGGAATGATGGATAATCCTACTATTCTATTTGATGATGATATTCAAAGAGAAGCTGCTGAATTTATTATAAAGACCAATGAAAAGGTTGCAGCTATGCTAGGCATTAAACCCGCAGCGAGAACTACATGTGTAAAGCCTGCGGGAAGTACATCTTGTGTGTTGGGTACTGCATCCGGCATCCATCCCCATCATGCTAAGAGATATATTCGAAGAGTTCAGGCTAATAAAAATGAGTTTTGTTTACAGGAAACAGAAAAAAGAAATCCCGCAGCAGTAGAAGATTCTGTTTGGTCTACAAACAAAACTGATAAAGTTATATCATTTATCTGCGAAGTTCCTGTAGGTTCAATTGTTAAGAATCAATTGAAGGCTGTTGAACTTCTAGAAAAAGTTAGAATTACTCAGAAAAATTGGGTTGAATATGGAACAGTCATTGATCGGTGTGTTAATCCAATGTCACGACACAATGTATCAAATACTATAACAGTTAAACCTGATGAATGGTTGGAGGTTGAAAATTTCATATTCGATAATCAAAAATGGTTTGCGGGTATTTCATTGCTATCATCATCAGGAGATCTCGATTATGCTCAAGCACCATTCGCTACAGTGATGACCCCCACGGAATTAGTAAAGGAATATGGGGATGCGTCTGTATTTGCATCTGGTTTAATTGTGGATGGACTATACGCATTCGATGACAATCTTTGGAGAGGATGTGATACTGTTTTAGGATTTGGGGAAGATCTTCCAATTGAATGTTTTAAACCCGAATATCCTATCAAGAAGACCAATAAAGAATTATCTATATATTTCTTGGCACGGGATGAATATGATATTTGTATTGCTAAAAAGGATTGGGTACGACGGGTAATTCAATTCGCAGACCGATATTTCGATAATGATATTAAACGGGCTACATATTGCTTAAAACATGTATCATTATGGAAAACTTGGTGTGATTTAAAACGAGAGTATAAAGAAATAGATTGGTCTGATACGAAAGAAGAATCAGAAACATATATAAGTGCAGATACTTTGGGAGCATCGGCTTGTTCCGGTGGACAATGCGAAATTATTTTTTAATATATAAAAATTATGAATTGGAAATATAACAACAATAAACGAAGAATGGGTGATGAGGAATCCGAACAACCGAATTATCAACCCATAATTATTAATTCTAGTGGTCCTGAATATTCCCAGCAGATATCTGCTGGGAATATCAGAGTGGTAGAAAATAAGATATTCTTTTATGGTGATATTGATGAGGATACGATTCTAGATTTAAATAAAACTCTATTGGAGATAGATATAAAGCTTCAGAATACTAAAAATATTCTAGGGGAGGATAGCTTCACTCCAATCATCCATCTTCATGTAAGTACTTATGGTGGAAGTATTTTTGCTGCATTTTCTACAGTGGATACCATCAGAAATTTAAAATCGAAAGTATATACTTACGTCGATGGATCTGTAGCATCTGCTGGTACTCTTCTTACTTCTATTGGTAATAAGAGATTCATTGGTCAATATGGCCATATGTTAATTCATCAATTATCTTCTGGAGTTTATGGTAAGTTCTCGGAAATGGAAGATGAAATTTATAACTGTACAAATCTCATGAAACTTCTTAAAGATTTTTATAAGAAGAATACAAAAATGCCTATGAAGAAATTGGACGAACTTCTGAAAAAAGATATTTGGTTAAATGCTGAAGAATGTGTTCTATATGGGCTTGTAGACGAAATCCTATAATGGAGATGGTGCTATCCAAGCTTCCTTTTTCTCATGATTTTGAGGAAGGGCTTGGGAGATATTATTATGAGCATTAATATTTTCAGAGGCAGCGAAATTTCGAACATCTTTATTAGATTGAGTTAATCTCATCGGTATCCCGTTATGGTGATGGCTATGTGGATAATTTAAAATTAAATTATCGGCAGCCAGACCATAAACGGGATATTTTACATCTCCAACGTGAGCATATCCAATGACCAGAGAATCATCTGTATCAGTGGCAAATTTACCCATTAAAATAGTATCTTCTGTCTGGTGAACTTCCAAGGGTGCAGTGATATGTTGACAATATAATTCACCTTCTAATGATATGCCACCACCTACAATTAAATTACCCCTCACTCCCATGGCACTTTCAACATATACTTGCCTATTAGTTCTAAGAGTAATTGTTTTAAGTGATTGTAATTCCAGAGATCTTTCCGAGCCTATCATGATGCCGTGAGTGGCATTCAATTTAATTTCCTTGTAACCACCCTTTAGAATAGTACCCCCCATCTCCGTTGATCCTGTGGACTTTAAACTAATACCACCAGAACCTACAGTACGAGAATATCTATTGCCGACTATTTTATCATCATTACCACCGGGAAAGTTTGCACTATTATCCACTTCTTCTATGTGTGGAATATAATCATGATTTTTAAAAGTTCCTGTTTCCGATACCAACATTTCGAATGGTTGGCTTCTACCATGCTCATCAATTCTTATACTGGGATAATCATTGAATATTGCTCCAATTTGTTCAAACTTATTTCTCTTTGTAAAGTAAGTCTCATCTCCACCATGACCCATCTTTTGTTCTATGGGAGTTAGAGTGTCTTGAATGTTTAATAACGCATCGTTTATTCGTTGAGCGGAAATATTTGATTTCCAATTACCATTTTCTGTGGCAGCACTACCATCTGCTCCAAATTCTAAAACACCGGGAGCTTTCGACCCGTATACACCAGCCGCTTGATTTATATCTTTCTTTGTTATTTTTCTTGGTTGAGCTGCAATAGTGTGTCCCCTATCTGGTACACTGGCATAAGATACTACTCCATCAACCGTACTAGTCCTTATCGGAGTTCCGATATATCCATTGAATTTATTTTCTACTGCAATGATGGTACTACCCACGACTGGATTTCCATCCCTTATGCCAACCAATGGCGTGCTAACACCATTCGGATAACTTACTCCTCCCCGATTAATTTTGAATTGTGAATTGAGATTGGCAATTGGAGAATATGTAATTTTCCATTCTTTTATAGCGTCCAATTGGGATTGATCTATAAATCCTTTCAATTGATAAATATTTTCTCCTGTTCTAAAGGTATGATTTTTACCTACGAATTCTGTCTTATCATTACCAACAGTTTCAAATAAATCATGAACTACGTTGGTCTGTTTATTGTTGGTTGCGAGTTCAGAAGTGACTACATTAGTCAAATTTATGTTTGAACCACTGCGATGGGATAGTTTAATTTTTTCCCTTTCCGTCGTATTATCAATTACCAGCGAGCCACCACGCTGATTTATAATCATTCTATTTTTATAAATTGCCATATATTAATTTTCAAACTCTAATGGATATGTCGAGCTTATTTTATTCTCGTTGTCGTTATCATTCATCAACAAAGTCTGTCTTAAATTTAGATATGTCCCAAAATATACCGGATAATTCAAATCTCCTTCAAAGTGAAATACCCAAACACTACTACCAACTTCAGGCATACCGTATACTCCTTTACCTTTGTTGACATATTTCGAAGGTCTATAGGAAAAGGAATAGGGATTACATTTCACTGAGAAATTATTCAGAGGTTTGGAAAAAGCATCTCCCAATGCTGTCATCTCATTTTCATATAGGAATGCGGGGGAGAAAGAACCCGATTGTACACTGGGGGTATCTTTATTATTTGTCTCGAATCCTTCAGGATAATTACAATCAGATATGGTAGATATTTCGCCATCTTTATAATAACGAAAAGTACCAGTCTCTCCTAATATTGGAGCACATGGTTCTGCCCAAGGTATTTTAGCACAAACCTCATCAAATAATTTAGTGTCCTCCCAATCAGTATTTGTTTTTCTTTCTGATTCCGTTTTGGGATTACAATTAGTCCCAATACCTTTCATGTTAAAATTCTGAAACTTTTCCCACCAATCCTCGTATGGTTGATTGGTCAATTCTGGAATATATATTTTTACTCTGTTGAGTTTAAGGGGATCATTGTTTTTGACAACAATCCCCCGATAAAAGGCATTATCTACTCTTTTATATTCTTGACCCGCTCCTGATCCTCTGATGAACACTTACTTGAGGGTTTCTTTGTTAGCTTTTGTCATCTCATTATTATTTAATGGACGATTCAATTTGTCGTCAACAAACGGTAGAAATATGCCCGTAATTTTTTATTTTTTGGTAACTTATTAACAAGGAATTGTAGTTGATATTTCCACCAAGGAAGTTTACCCACTTCTGGAAAATATCTACAGGTATAATCAATCTTCATGGATGATTTATCAACCACAAAAGTTTCCAATATGCGAGTATATATTTGTTGTTCCATGAGAATATAAACCAAGGGTCTGCTTTCCTTTAGAAATGCGTTTAATTCCTTTTTTGAATTATATCTAACTATAATTGCTTCTATTGCCGCCGCACGATTAAACTTTTTATCCCAACTTAACCCTACGGGACCAAATAATTTATTCATATAATAAATACCATCATAGGTGGAAACTTCTGTGACTCCATCATCCATTCGTACCATGTCAATCGAGTCTTTTATCCATTGATCCTTTTTATTATAAATACCAGAAGCACACTCCACCACCACACCATCATCAATTAATTCACTTTCACGATCCATCCAAGCGAAAAAATTATCTGTGCTTCGTTGGTCTTCTTCGGTTATGGTGGTATTATCGAGAGGAGAGTAATCCTTGCGGATGATAGATGCAGAATCTATTATACAACTGGAGGGTTGTTTACCCTTGATAGCATCTAATACTACTTTAGTATTATATTGAGCCTTTTCATCTTCTGTCATATTATTATATTCGGGGATAGCCATGATATAATTACTTTAAATTTGAAAAAGTCAATAAAAAATCCCGTAAAGTTAATTACGGGATTTTTTTCTAATATGATAAACAAAACACAACCGAGAATATTAAACGTAACCGAGTAAGTACTTACGACGTACTTCTGGATCTGTGACCTCAGTAACACCAGTAGTCACGGCAGATAGAGGTACAGTGGTCACAGCGGAGAGATGGGTGAATACTGAGTAAGTAGCGATGTTATTTACTGGAACTTCTACAAGTGCCATCACGGTGTTATTATAAGCGGTGTCAATTTTGAAGACAGAACCAAGAACATTTACATTAGTAGCAGACACTGGAAGTACCAATACCGATAAGGCAGAAAATCCAAGAGATGTCAATGTAGAGAATGATAATGACGGGGTAGCCAGAGATGATAATATACTATTCACTAAAGTAGTAGTACGAAGAGCACGAGTAACCAGATTGAAAGCTAAACCTTTATCATTGGTGGATAGAGAAATCATGGTCACATCATGTGCAGTAGTGATAGCAGTAGTAATTGGGGGATTACCAGTTTTAACGGCGGACAGGAGAATGTTGTCGAATAGGTAGGACATACTATTATTTAGTGAATACGATACGAAATCATTAAATATAGATATGATCTCGTTTAAGTTATTTTTTGAGCAATACATGTTAAATGAAGCATTTTCATTAAAACAAGCCAGAAAGAAAGGATTGACCAGAAAATATTCTGGTGCTTATAATGACAGACTAAATGAAGTATTTGATGGTAAAGACAGATTGATATATCCCATAACCATAAAACATGCACTCAAGAATAGCCACCCGATTTTAAAGACCATTAGAGAGTTTTTATATCAAAAAGGATTTGATAATATTGGCACGGAAGAATATCTTTCCGGTATAATTAAAAAAGATAAACAACAATTCAAAATTGGTAGGATTTTACAAAAAGCTAAGGATGAAATTATATATGATTTTGATTCTTCTAATACTATAAAGGGTGATAAATTATTAGAATTGTATAAGACCGATCCCCTGAGAACTTCCAAGACAGGAGATTATTATATTGTTATATCCAGACATCCCTATGATGTGGCGGGATCTTCTACTGATAGAAGTTGGACTTCTTGTATAGATTTAGGGACCCCTCGAATAAATTATAAAGGAAAACTCCCAAATGAAGGAGTGAAAAGGAAATACATACAACAAGACATTTCAGAGGGTACTCTGGTGGCTTATATAGTACCCACAAATGAATTGTTACCGAATGGTAAGATAACATTGAGAAGACCCATATCTAGAATATTAATGAAACCACACGATTCTGATGTAGGTAAAATATATACAGTGGGGGCTATGTACGGCAATAAATATTCCGAATTTGGAGATATGATGAAAGAGTTTGTTGCTAAGAAATTGAATACCAAATTAAAAGGAGGGGAAAAGACTTATTTTAATCCCAAATTATATGATTATGCCAGCGAAGACGAACCAGTTGGTTTTGAGTTCAAAAAAGGAAACAAACTATCGGTGGAAGTTTTGACAGAATTATTAGATTATAATAATGACGAAAATGACATTAATAAATATATTTCAATTGAAACTGCTAAAAATGGAGAAGAGATATCATACGATATAACCATGACTTTTAATTTCGGTAATCAAACTGTAAAAACTTTAGATGAATTGGATCGGATTACAGCTAGACATGTTGATGGTATCGAGTCTAATTTTGAAAAAAGATTAGCTGGTAATTTCTTCCATAATTTTAAATTGACGGACCTAAGCCCCGAAGTAACTATGATTTCTCTGGGTAATGGTATAGAAGCTCATATAAGATTTCAAATACGAATTCATTCTGGAGAGGATGAAAAATATATAGAAGATGAAGATGGTGTTTGGAATACTCTGTATTATAGTATGGAAAGTCTGAAGAGATTTAATTATCAAACTTTAAAAAGTGGATTACTTAAAATAGTATCTGAATATGATTGGGAACAGGATGCGAAGGATAAACAAATCACCTTTGATAATGCCTTGGTGAATTATAAAGAAGCCTTGGATAAGGTTTTACCTATGTATAAATCTCTGGATTATATAAAGGAAATGAAACCTTTTACTATTGATGAAGTATTACAATTAGACACTACACAAATAAGAAACTTGTTAAATTTGTTAGCCAAAACTCAAACCGCGTTCTCATCTTTAGGACATTTACAATCAAACATATCTTCTAATATACAACGATCCACTGATTTTATAGATAAAAGACACGAGATATTTTATAATTGGGCGAAGGATAAACTAGGAGTAGATTTAATACATTATAGAGATACTATGAAAGCTAATTGGGGTATTACAAATTTATTTAAATATATTGCTGGCTTGGATAGAGAAGTTTATGAAACTTTACTGGATGTGGATAATGAATGGACTAAGATTGAGAGAAATATTCAAACTTTTATTGGTGATATGGGACAAGGGATTAAGATTTGATTTTCCAAGTGAATAATTTGGACCCACAATCCCAAACTCGATAATAGTTTTCCAGTTTTAATATTTCCTCCTCTGTCAACTCTTCTTTATAAGAGGGCATGTCTTTTAATTTATTTTTTTGAAACTTCATTCGATGTAATCGAGATTTGAAATCTTTTGTATAATAATAATTAGGTACAGTATCTTTAACAAAAGTCATTCCTATATTCTCATATACTTTACCAGTATTCCATCTTTTATCACAATAGGAAAATATTTCTTTTGGATTTATCTGTTTAATAAAGTATTGGAATAACTTTCCGGCTCCTCCAACAATAGAGAAATTGGCAATGGTACAGTATCTACCAAGTTCATATATACCTTCCTTGTTGGTATTTCCAGTTGCCAGTCTACCTTTATTGAAGGTCATAATCGCTACAATTCTATTATTATATCGTAGACAATATCTATACATCCCACCAATATGTCCCTGTATATGATATTTTTCTAAAAACGTCTTACAAAAAATCGGAGACACCTCAACAACTTCACATTTACGAGCATATACTTTTCTTTTTACCAATCCAATATTAGATTTAATTCTATTAAAAACTATTTGCTTTTTTTGAAATATCTCATCATCAAATATAGTGATTAGTCTAATTCCTTGTTCTTCGCATTCTATTTGTTTAGCCAAGTGGTCCATTTTACCGTAATGGGCAACATAGGTAGAATGCCACCGCAATCCACATAGTTCAATTCCTAGATTTAAAGAAGGAATATATACGTCAAGTTCTTTTTTAGAGGGTAATATTTTCCTATAATTATACTCATATTTTATATTTTTAGTATCGAGAAAATCCCGTACCAATAATTCATGTTTTGTGCCTATGGGTTTACAGTGAGTACATACTGGAGAACTACCATTATCAATAGAGGATTTAAAATCTTTATTACATGTTTTACAAGTCCAATCATATTGGATATATCCTTTGACTCCTGTATATTCTTCCAATGTAAATAATGGAATAAAATTTGGATATCTGGTAGATAATGAACTATAAAATAATTTTCGGTGGGAGGCTTGAGTTTTTAATATCGTTTCAGGGTTGGATTTTCGACCTTTGACGCGTTGTTTATATTCGTCAGTTTTGGTATAGTTTGAAACTCCATATTTTGACATATTTGTTTCCAATATTTTTCCTTTACCATATACACTCGACAATACATTATCAGAGTCGTATAATCTATTACAAGTATTCTTTTTAGCTTCTTGTATCTTATCATTATTATTCCATTTACATTTATTAGAACAATATTGTAGAAATAGTTTAGTGGTAGTATTAAATTTGGTATACTTCCCACAGGGACACTTAGGATTTTCTAAAATATCGTTCATGAAACAGAAGGTAGCCAATGAATATGATGAATGTAATAATGGGTCTATTTTTTCATATATTCTTTTAAATCCTTCTTGACCTATAATACCTTGTAATATCTTTGGTTTGAGATGTCTAAATCCTCCTTTATATTTTTCATCTGCTATCCTTTGTATTTTTTCTTTGATATCCTCATCAGTCATACCTTTATTTAACATATGCTCCAAAGATATCAACCAAAAATATCAACAATTTTACAAAAAAGAAACCGTAGGATCTTCGGTTCCTACGGTTTCTGGGGATTTGTTGTAAGTCGTTCACTTACAGCGGGTTAGGTTCCATTAAAGGAAAACTGAAACTCCGCCGGGGGTGAATGCTTGCCCAAGACCTTTTACGATTACGAGATGGTAATAAAGATTTGCACCAAAGATATTATTAACAATACCATAACGGGTCATTAGACCAACGCGAGGGGTAAAGTTAATTGGATCAATAGCACGTTGTACCATGATCGGAATATATGGACAAAAGATAATACCTGTATCATAATATTCAGAACCTTTATAACCCAAAAGCGCATACTCAACAGGTTGGGTATAAGGAGCAGTTGTTGCTGAACCTGTACCGGAACCACTATTGGTGTACTTGTTATTGTTATAGTTGGTATTCTGAACTTCAGTTCTTGTATCACGATAAACGGTGAAACGAGCACCAACTGTACCTACCTTTGCGATACCAACACCAGTAGTCGAGACTGTGCCATTGATTTCGAAAATCTTAAAGTCGGGTAGCATTTCGAGGATGCTGCAAACGCGAGGAGTTGCAATAATGAAATTGGCAGCACCACGACGATTACGAGCAGCCATACGGCCAGCTTCGATAATAAGTTTTTGGTAGAAAGTTAGATTACGTTCAGCAGTCCAACGACCGTCAGCACTAATAGGACTCCAGAAGGAGAACCCAGCCCCGTAACCAGCATTAAACGCAGATTGGATCATACGCATAACAACTTCACGGTCAATTTCAGCTTGGAGTTCATAAGACATTGCATTAGTAAGCTCACCATCGATGTCGATGCCTTGCATATTTTTAATGTCTTGTTCCAGTTCAATTGACCAACGAGTTGCCAAGCGGCGTGTTCCAGCTTCAACGGATGTCTTTTCAAACTTCATTTCAATCTGAGGGATATTACCAGTATTTTCATAGTTGGCAAGAAGTTGAGCGACACCTGTATCTTGATCTGCGAATGACCACACACCAGCTAGGCCGGATAGTGAAGCACTTGATGCGCCAGAGAATCGGGTATCAAGTAATTGATAACCAAGTTCTGAGCCATTGGTAGCATCACCGTTACCAGTGTAAACACCAGGACCACTACCGCCACCAGCGTTACCAGTACCACTAGTGTTAGAAACACCAGAAGTATCAGCAGCAAGGAAGGTTGATTGATACTCGTAACGCAGAGCGAAAGCAAGACCAACCGGGCCACCCATAGGTTGGACACCGCAAATCTCGTTAGAGATTAGTTCAGGGAAAGTACGACGAATCATAGGAATGAGGATTTTTGGAAGCCGACTATCGCCAGAAGCATATCCGTCACTATTAGGGGAGACATTTGGACCACCCGCACCAGTTGCGCCGAATAAACCGCCAGTAGAGTTACTACCAGCTTCTTCTAAACACCATCTTTCTTGATTTTCTAACAAAATTGCGGTACTACGATATGCGTGTTCGTTTTGGATTTCGTGAACATCTTTGGAGGTATAGTCCAGGATGTTCTTCCATTTTGAAACAACTGCATTCACGTAATTAGGATCGTTATTTTGAGGGATTTTCATATGATATATTTTTCTTTCTATATTTTGTTCAAGCCTAGAGGGGCTTCAAGGTTCTTGGGGGATTCTTATTTGATACCCTTACCCCTTGAGAGGGCAGTGAGGTAATCATTTTGAAGATCATTATTATTTACCTTTTCAGCCACAACTTTTTGAATTGGGGCTACATCAGGCTTAACAGTCCGTGATCGAAGGGCTTCTTCTTTCAGAACTTTAAGTTTGGAAGTCTCTTGCTTTTCAAAGAGACGTAGAGTATAATCAAAATTCTCTTCGATAAACTTTAGAGATTTATCTTGAAGTGCTTTACGAAGGAAGTTCTTTTTGGTTTCAGGTAACTTGGAAGTTTTTGCTTCTAGGAACATGTTGACTTCAGTTTTTTGATTTGCCTCATAAAGATTTTTAAATTGAGTTTTCAATTCTTTATTTTCTACTTGAAGTTTTTCAATCTGATCTTTACCATCCACAATTGCAGTCTGGACTGATTCCTTCATCATAACAGAATCAACAGCCAATACTTTACGGAGATTTTCTAGAACATTGAAAGCGGTCTTGTTTTTAACAGCGATTGATAGATCATTCTTATCAACTGAATTAGCAATGAACTCTTCCAAATAATTACTGATTTGTTCAACTAGAACATTCTTGAAATTGGAAGCACCTTTCTTTAGATTACGCTCATAAAGTTTTACAACATTGACTAATTTGGAAGCGTTGTTCTTATCGACTGCTTCAACCACTTTCATCATTTTATTGGCACGGTCTTTATCAAGAGTATCAACAAGAACTTTTAGTTTGTGGGCATATAGTTCATCCTGTTCTAGAAGTGCTGCTTCAATACCCAAATCAACCTTGGCCTTGAATGCTTCTTCGATGGCAGTTAGGGTATCAGGAGTTAGAACCTTCTGAACGTCTTCTGTAAATAGATTTTTAAGATTTTTATTCATATGTTTTAGAATAGTGGTTTGGATAGTTCTTGTTCAATTTTGGTTTGAAGTTTGGACTCCACTGCTTGCTTAATATATTTATCCGCAGCGGCATAATTTTTTAATATAATACATTCAATAAAATTAATTATGTCGGTATTCTCTTTTAATTTCTCTTTTCTATCATAAGAACCCTTACCTTTTTCGGGTTTTTCTGTTTTGGTTCTACCATCAACCTTACCAGATGACCGCATACGCTCTTTTACTTTTGGAGCCTTTACAGTCATTTTGGTTTGTTCATCTTCTTCATCTTCAGATTTGGCTTTCTTTTTGGATTTCTTTTCACCAGCTAAAGCATAAGCAATGGCAACTGCCTGTTTTTTAGGCTTGCCTGCTTTAATTTCCGTGGAGATATTCTTAGAAAATCCTTTTTTAGATTTTGCTGCTTTTCCTTTTTCTAATGGCATATTATTATTTAGTTATTTAACAGAGAGTGTTGATAAACTTGAGGATTTGTTCTCTCAGATAGTTATCAACATCATGTTTTGGTAGAGTAGATATGGCTTTTTCGAAATTATCGTATTGTTCTTCGTAAGAACCATCGTCGGAAATATACCATTGTTTCGCTTCCAAAATACCATTAACAAATGCTTTAGGGAAACTTGGATCTGCCACAACATCAATAGCCACCAGATGCATATTTTCTACAATATTGCAATCTGATGATTCTTTGAGACTACCCAAACAACGGGAACTGACCCCAATCTTAATACCATCATTTATGAGAGAGCGAAGTATTTGGCCACATGGGGTTGATAAAACTTTCGATTTACCATAGAACACATTATTATCTTCAGTTAATTGAGTTACTACGTGACAAGTTTCTTTAAGATCAATCTCTGCATGGCTAGGATGTCCAAGTTGTCCCATCGCTCTACCGGGAGTTACCATTTCATTTAGATATCTATTAACTTCATTACGCATTTCATGTATTTGATATCTGCGCTTGTTTTTATTGATACCTTCCGCCATTAAGAATGGTCCAGATATATATAAAGTAGATGGACTCTTTAAATCTTTCTGTTCTTCCAAGATTTCAAAATCATCTAAACTAGAATGTAATTCGGATATCAGCTTCAATTTTAATGCCATGTATATATTTAGTTATATTATTGATAAATCAAGGGTATATTTTATTAAAGGAGTATAAATCCATAAAGATCATTGATCTTTTACACTGAAGTATTAAATAAATATATGAAACATTTAAAATGTCGGAGATTTACCGAACAAATGGTTAGGGATATATCGGCATCCTATAATAGTTTAACGGAATGGAATTCAAAAGACCCTTCCAGTTGTAGAGCAGCTAAGAGATTTGGGATATATGAAGAATTGAAAAACACTAAAAATATTCGAAGAGAATCTACTCCCCAACGAATGATTAAATTTATATTTGATAAATTATTAAGTGAGGATGGAATATATAATTGTAGGTCTGTAATTACGCCATTTGAAATAGATGTGTATTATGATTCAAGAAATTTCGGAATAGAATATAATGGACATGCTTTTCATTTTGGGAGATATTATGATGAAAATAGAGAATATAGGAAAAGACAAAAAGAAGAAGAGATGTCCAACATATGGTTATTTCATGTAAATGAAGATCGACATTATAACTATAATGAATACGATTCATTTATAAAGAAATATATTATAGATAATTTAACTAAAATAAATGATTGGTGTAAAACTAATATTACACCAACTGAAATTGATAATATAGACCTACAAAATATAGATGATATATTAACTTTTAATTGGGACGAAGTTTTAAAATTAATTGATTCTTATGAATGTGGTTCAGAATTTAGGAAAAATCATAGGTCTCTTTACCATACTATAATTAGTAAAAATAGAAAAGATATTTTAAATTACATAAACAATAAAACCGTAAATTATTATAAACAGATATATGATAACTATAATGATGAATTATATAATTTATCCATAACACATTTATCATATGACCATTTCTACAAAGATAAAACTATATATGGTAAATGTAATAAAAGAAAATTAATACCGAAAATAAAAAAATGGTTTTTAGATAAAGAAATTGAAAATTCCGATGAATTTATAACTGCCATGATAGATAAACATAACACCTATGGAGATTTTTATAGGAATTTTGAAGATTTGTACTACGCTGAAAAGAGAGGACTTCAAGATACCATAAAAACATTATTTTATACTAAGAATAAAGATAATAATTTAATACCATGGTTTAAAACTCTATCAATCGAAGAACAATATGAATATCTGAGAAGTAATTATACCACCTCTACGTTTATAGTGGATAAGCGATTATACGACTATTATAATAGAAGAAAACAACTTCCCATTATTCGAGAATTACTTTCAAGCTAAATCCTTATCAGTTATTATTATAAACTCCATCCCACGCTGTTTTGCGAACTCTCTAGCATTGGTCCACTTGTCACAATTATTTTTATACATAATTTGTTCATAAAGTAATGCACTTTTCTTTTTACGATTCTTGGTATTTGGTTCTAGTGTTTGTTTATACGGTTTCACTTCAACCAAATAATTTTTAAGAACTTCTCCTTCTTTAATGGATACTACAAAATCTATATAATACTGGCGATTCTTACCTTTAACAGTATCATAGTATGGTATAGAGAATGGTTCACTGGCCCATTTTAAAACATTATCATTTTTATCACAGAATTGACAAAATTTTAATTCTAACCCAGAACGATAAATTGGAAGTTCTTTACCGACATATTTTTCCGAATTTCTAGGATTATAATATCCTTGGTGATAGTTGGGGTTTTTATTTAATCCTAATCCCATGAGCCTTTACATCCTCCACAACATTCGGATTATTTATTTTCCACGAAGAATGACCATTTACTGTATGTCCAAACTTTAGATGACATTCAGATCCCATCTTCTCGCACAGGGTAATAAAATTAGTATTATCTAATTCTAATTCTGGATTCAAATGAAAAGCTTGAATATGATGAACTTGGGTATGATCTAATCCACCACAAGCAGCACAACTCGGATGTATCTCCAACCAATGCTTTCTAACAGTAGGCCAATGATTACTACGCTTATGCTTTATATGAGTAATAACTTTAGCTATTACATGAATGGGGTTCCTCATGTATATATTTAATATATCACATCATCTCATGTACATTATAGTAATGCTGTTACAATCCAGTTGGTACCATTAGAACACACCAGACATTTAGCAGCACCACCTGTCATTACAGTCAAACCTACAGTCGGAGTTAATGCATTGGTAACTCCAGCTATACCGAATAAGTATGACGCAGCAGCGGGCAAGTTAGCTACCAAGTAACTACCAATAGTAACAACACCTGTAGCACTAATATTTCCAACTACAGTAAGTTTTTCATTAGGTGTCGTAGTACCAATCCCGACAAGCCCACCACTTGTTATAGTCATCCGTGTGCTACTGGCAGTTTGGAATGCCATATCACGATTACTAGCACTTGTAGGTAGGGTTTCTGTGCCAATTACAAAAGTATTATTAACCCACTTTAGAGAAGCTCTTTCA